GGTGCAGATATCAGTAATCAAACATTAGATCTATTGCTTGGATCAACAACAGTATTCCGCAATGGTCTACTTCTAAGAGATTCTGCAGATTATTCTACGACTTCTACTAGTGTTACAATGGATTCGGCTTCAACCGTCGGTGATCTTATTTCAATTATCAACCGCAAGGGAACGGTTGTTAGTCCAACATTAAAATCATTTGAATTTACTGCTGACTCTGGACAATCAACAATCACTGGATCAGATGATAATGGGTTAACCCTTTCCTATGTAAATGGCCAAGTAGAACTATTCCTCAATGGTATACGCCTTCGTAGCAATATTGATTACACTACCAGCAAAGGTGGTACATCGATAGCAATGATAAATCCTCTGGATTCCGGAGATGATATCGTAGTTAATACATTTGCATCTCCTGGAGTTTATCTAAATAAATTTAAATTTGATGCCGAAGCTGGACAAACTGTGTTCACTGGAGTCGATAAACAGAATGAATATCTGGCATACGAAGCATCAAATGTAAATGTATACAAAAATGGTCTTTTACTCGACGATAGTGATGATTATAGCGCAACAAGTGGTAACTCAATTACTTTAACTTCTGCAGCTGCATTGAATGATGCAATTAGCGTAGTTTCTTATGATACTGGTTTATCTACACGAAGAGTTAATTCATGGGTAGCACCTGCATCTACTCCATACGCAGCAAGCCCCGGCGATAAACTCTTTATTGATACATCAGCTCCTAAAACGGTAACTCTTCCATCGACTGCTATTCTGGGTGATGAGATTAGAATAATTGACGCAACTGGTAGTGCTTCATCGAACAACATTACTGTTTCACGAAATGGGCATAATATACAGGGAGCGGCTTCAGATCTAACTATAAATATTGACAGAGCTGGTATAGGACTTGTTTATTATAATGTAACTCAAGGTTGGGTACTTATAGAAAACTAATATGACAACATTAACAAACCTAAGACAGTTAGCGTTAACAAACAGTGGTTACAACCCTGCTTTAGATTCGGCATCGGTAAGCACACTTGCCACGGCCGCTATCGGAACATCTGTATACGCTACAATTAATGATTTACCCAATTCTAATAACGATAGTGGTGATCAGGCTCTTGTACAATCTAATGATAGGTATTATATCTGGACAGACAGCAGTTGGCGGCCGGCGGGGTTAATTAACAGATCTCCTGTTATTTCTCTTTCTCCTGCTTCTTCTATTCCGCGGTATAATATTGATTCAACTGGCGCTTCTTTTACGATTACGCTCAGCACAGTTGATTCTGAAGGTTTTCCAGTTACAATTTTGTCAGCACTTACAGATTCAAATTTTGATGCGGTTGCCACTGTATCTCAAGATTCAAGTGTTTTCACATTTGATGCTCAAGATTCTGCTATATCAAATTCACTTACTGGTTCAGGTATTGCTACATTCAGAGCTACTGATGGAATCAATATCTCGTCCGTATCGCCGCAGTTTTATTTAACATATGAACCTTTCGATGATGATGATGCTATTATAGAACATAAAATTAGCGGGCCGGGTAGTGGCTTTGGTGAAAGCGTTGGTATAAGTGGTGATGGTAATTATGCTATAACGAATGCACGATATTTCGATCTAGACTATACTGATGACGGCGCGTTTTATATTTATAAAAAAAATGGAAAGTTTTGGAATAGGGAACTTGGACCAGCGGGTGTAGCACCAACAGCTACTAATAAACAGCTTGGTTATACTAACAGTGGTGGTCCTTCATTGGCATTAAATTACGATGGTACTTACGCTGTTATTGGTTCTTATAATGCTCAGGTTGGTGGAGCGGCGTATATCTTTGTAAGATCAGGTTCTACATGGACACAACAGGCTCAAATAACTGCATCTGATGCTGCAGGAAGTGATAGATTTGGCACTGCAACAGATATAAGTGCTGACGGGCTTTATGTTATTGTTGGTGCATATCTCGAAGATACAGGCCTTGGGAGTGACGGCTCTGCTTACATCTTTAAGAGAACAGGTACTAGCTGGGCTCAAGAAGCAATAATAAGAAATCCAGGCCCAACTGCGATTAGTGAGTATTTCGGCACTGCTGTGTCGATTAGCGACGATGGTACTCGTGCTATAATTAGCGCGATGGATGATAATGACGCGGCAACCGATGCTGGAACTGCTTACATCTTTAAGAGAACAGGTACTAGCTGGGCTCAAGAAGACCAATTATTAGCATCAGATGCACAAGCATCTGATCGGTTTGGTATAGGAGCATCAATTTCTGGTGATGGTAATTACGCTGTTGTTGGTGCATATCAAGAAGACGGCGGAGCAGGTGATCCAACATCCAATGTTGGCGCAGTATATGTCTTTGTAAGATCTGGCTCTACTTGGACTCAACAAGCTAGATTAAACAAAACGGACTCAGTGAGTGGTAATGGCTTTGGTTATTCTGTTTCAATAAATAAAGATGGTAGTACTATAGTAGTAGGAGAACCATTTAGAACAGTAAACGGAGTTTCTAATTCCGGCAGACAGACAGTTTTTAATAGATCCGGATCAAGTTGGACTGAAACTGCTGAAACAGTTTCGAGCACACCAGCATCGAGTGCGGGCCATGGGCGGAGAGTTAGTATAAGCGATGATGGTAGAACATTTGCTGTAGGTGGCTATGCTATTTTTGGGCCAGGGTACTTCTTTATTTATGAAGCGCCGGCCGGTGATTAACTAATAATTTTATAACGAGGAATAAAAAATGTCATTCAGTAATTTTAGTAATGGATTTAGCAAATCTCGTAGGCTTGCGACATTTTTAAACCGCGGGATTGAAGAAAATAATATCACATTTGATGGAAGGTTTATAGCCGATTCGGGAGATGTGTTCGCACTGATTGATTCCGATTATGTGAGGTTACAAACTCGCATTGGTGATAGTGATATCAGTTTTGGGTCCCATAGCATTAAGTTTAATGATAATCCGGGCAAGGCCATTTTTGGTGCTGGCGATGACTTGCAGATTTATCATAGTGGTTCAAACTCTTTCGTTACTGATCTAGGTACTGGTAATTTATATCTTGGCACAAATGGAGCATCAGTAAACATTACTAAAGGTAATGGCACTGAAAATATGGGTGTCTTCACTGCTGATGGAGCGGTAACGCTTTACCACAATAACAGCGCAAAGATAGCCACCACAACCACAGGCATTGCCGTAACTGGAGTTGCAGATGTTAGTGGTCATGTGGAAGCTATAGGTGTTGAAGAAACTGTATACAGCCTTGGAACTACTGGTGGCACAATTACACCTAATTTTACTAATGGTGCGATTCAAAAAATTACATTAAGTAGTAACCTAACATTTAGCGCATTTACTAGTCCTGTGGCTGGTCAATCAATCACTTTGATCATTGATACAAACGGAACTGGCAGAACGCTTACTTCAACAATGTTATTTGCTGGTGGTAATAAAACTATGTCGACAACTGACACAACGGACGTAATGACTGTTCTGTATGATGGTACAAACTATCTAGCCAATTACGTTACTGACTTCAGCTAAGGATTTCTGATGCCGATTGGATTTACAAGATCTATCTTAGGTGCACCTTTACCAGTGGCCGCCCCGGCGGTGTCATTGGGATTATCCCCAGTACTTGACACTCGCACCGGCAATTATTCTAGTAGTGCGTATGAACAAGTGAATTTGAGTTCAGCAATTACGCCTTATGTTGGCAGCACTGGACGATTAGTTTTTCAATACACATCTGGTACAAGTTTTACTGGTGATATACAAATAGATGATATTAACATAGGATCTTCTAATAACTATTCCTTTGAAGCGACCGGCCAAGGTTTCGAAACAACGACGAACGGTGGTACGGATACAACACGTACTGATACGTTTTACCAAGCCTTATCATTTACTTCTGTTTTGACGTCTGGAATAGCTTCTAGTCGATGGAATAGAGATACTGGTGGTACTTCTTCGGGCAGCACTGGGTTAGCCTTTGCTGATGCTGGGTCCTATTATCTTTATGTTGAAGTAACCGGCAGCACCGGATTTCCAAATAAAGTAACATGGCTTCGCAGCCCAGAAATAACGCTAGATACAGCGACACTCAATTATGCTCTAGGCAGGTATGGTGCTACAATAGGTACAATAAGAGTATTTTGGGAGGTGACCTCATTACCACCACTGTATTCGTTTAGCTCATTCACGTTTACTGATGGCGGTCAAACTGGTTATACGGGCCCAAGTTTAAGTACTCTTTTAGCTTCTTCAGATTATGATACAGCAACTTATACATGGCTAAGTAATACTGATTATTTCGATGTTGATAGTACTGTTCAAGGGATGCAGTTATGGACTGTACCAGAAACCCGTAGTTATAGAATAACGGCTAAAGGAGCTCCCGGCGGAAGCATTGGAACTACTGCTTTTACTGGTGGTATAGGCGCAGAGATATCTGGAGAGTTTACTTTAACTAAAGGTGATATATTAGAAATAGTAGTAGGTCAAGCTGGCAGTGACCGCGCCAGCGGTACCAACGCCTACGGTGGCGCTAATGGCGGAGGTGGATCCTTTGTTGTTGCGCGAAACGGCAGCACTAGTAGTGATATATATGTAATTGCCGGTGGTGGCGGTGGAGCAGAAGCGGATAATCGTTTTAGTAGAGGCACCTCAACTCATGGTGGTAGTGGTCGAAGTACTGCGACTGGCGGAAACTCGTCTAACACTGGTGGTACTTACGGTCAGCCTGCTCCTAATTATACAGCCGGTTCTTTTGGTGATAGGGCTAAAGGTGGCGGAAGCGGCAATGGCGGCGGTGGCGGTGTCGGTGGTGGAGGTGGTGGATTCTTTGACCGCGGCGGAACTGGAAATAACGGAACAACAACAAATCCTCCGGGTAGTACTACTCAGTGCGGGTATGGATATTTAACAGGAACTGGTTATGTTGCCACATCTCGAGCTCGGGGTGGTAGATCCAACTCAGCACTTGAATCCGGTGGTTTCGGTGGCGGAGGCGGGGCTGCAATTGCAACTGGATACGGCGGCGGTGGCGGTGGATATTCCGGTGGAGGGGCGGGTACCTTCGTTAACAACTTGCAAGGTAACGGTGGCGGCGGAGGATCGTATAATAGCGGTACAAATCAAACATCGACAACTTATACTGAAGTCACACATCCCGGTTCACTTACAGGACATGACGCATTTGTAACAATAGAAGCTATATAAGTAAAAAATTGGTTGAATTTAACATATAAATAAGACAAACAGTATAGAGATAAAAGAATGGCAAATCCAACTTCAAGAGCAACATTAGTCGATTATTGCAAAAGACGACTGGGTGAACCAGTAATCGAAGTCAATGTTGACGAAGATCAAGTCGAAGATCGTATTGATGAAGCAATTCAATATTATCAGGAGTTTCATTCTGATGCTTTAAAACGCGGGTATTTAAAGCATGAGTTAACTGCTAGTGATATCACTAACAAATATATTACTTTGTCGACAGATATACAATACGTATCAAGGATGTTTAAAATCGATTCTACATTTGCACAAACTGGCAATATGTTCGATATTAAATATCAAATGGCGTTAAATGATATTTGGGATCTAACTTCTTGGGCAGGAGACCTTGCGTACTACGAGCAATTGCAACAGTATTTGTCAATGCTCGATATGAAATTAAATGGTTCACCAATCGTAGATTTTGTACGTAGACAAAATCGTCTTTATATTCATGGTAATATCGAAGATGGAGATATAAAAGCCGGAATGTATCTTGTAGCTGAAGTTTATGAAATTATTAATCCGGATACTCATACTTCAATTTATAACGACATGTGGTTAAAACAGTATGCTACTTCTTTAATTAAATTACAATGGGGTATGAATCTCATTAAGTTCGAAGGAATGCAATTACCGGGAGGGGTTATTATAAATGGCAGACAGCTTTTCGATGATGCTCAAGCAGAAATACAAGAACTGCAAGAGAAAATTAGATTAGAACACGAAATGCCCGCTGACTTTTTTGTAGGATGATATGGCTAGAAATATTTACTTTTCCGACAAAGTTAAATCCGAACACGATTTGTATGAAAACATTGTTATAGAATCATTAAAGATTTATGGACAAGATGTTTATTATATTCCGCGTGATTTAGTTAACGAAGATACTATTTTCGGTGATGACGCCGAATCATCTTTTAATTCTGCGTATAAAGTCGAAATGTATATTGACAATATCGAAGGATTCGATGGAGAAGGCGATCTTTTCACTCGATTCGGAGTTGAAATTAGAGATGAAGCCACCTTTGTTGTAGCTCGGCGCAGATGGTCACAGACAGTCGCAAGATATGATAATGAAATTGACGGAACGCGCCCCTTCGAAGGAGATTTAGTTTATCTTCCTCTTTCTAAGTCGCTATTTCAAATAACTCATGTAGAACATGAGATGCCTTTCTACCAGATTGGTAATCTCAATGTTTATAAACTTCGTGCACAGCTATTTGAATATACGGGTGAAGATATGGATACTGGAATTGCTGGTATTGATTCTGTCGAAGATGGTGCCTATCAGTATAAGGTTACAGTCAAAGGCATTAGAGCAGCAACCGCTACAGCGAGTATCTCATAATGAGTGGAATTACTAATATATCACTTACTGATTCGGGTTTTGGCTACGCTACTGCTCCAACAATAACAATATCTTTGCCGGGTGGGGATTCAGCATCTGCAACTGCAGTTGCATCGCTCAATATTGAGGGTACTCAAGTATTATCGATATCTCTAACCGACAGCGGTTATTATTACACTAATACACCAACAGTGACAATAGATTTACCAACTACCGCAATTCAGAGTGCGGCCGCAACAGTAAATTTAGATTCTGCTACTGCACCACATCCATTAAGCATTTCCAGTTTGTCTTTATCTAATGCTGGATCATACTATCTGCTTGAACCAGAGGTTGCATTAAACTTCACTCAGTCACCTCCAACAACTTGGGAAGATAGCGCAGCAAAGTATGGAACGTATTCATATAGATTAAATCAAAATTATAATGATTCTGACTATACTAATTTTTCAAATAAAGATTCAGCGGGTGCTGATGTAAAATATGATCACATCTTAGAATTTTGGGTTAAAACACCATCTGACACGTTAGTCGGAGATATTCTAAAGTTTCCGCAAGTAAATGATACTAGTGGAGAGAAAAACCAGATTGAGATAAACGGACAAAATCTAGTTTATAAGTGGTCAGAAGCTTCTGGCGCTAGTGGATCAAACATTCAATCAAGTGGAAATGAATTAACTCCAGAAGTTTGGCATTTTGTCCAGATTATTAGAGATTTTGATGGTGCAGCAGTTGATGTTAAAATGTATATTGATGGAGCAATTGCAGACTATGTTGATAACCGCCCAACCAATATTGATAATTTAATTCAATCGACAGTAAGATTTATAAATGATTCTTCTGTAGACGGCGTTATGTTTGATGCAATTAAATTGACTCAAGACGATTCACCGATCTTTAGTCCGATTGACATTCCAGATTCTGACAGAAATCCGTATGATCCTGTACTTACAGATAGCAATGAAAATTATCTTGGATTTGAATTATTAACTCCAGTTGTGGTTGCAACCGTTGTAAACAATATTGTTTCCAATTTTACAATAACGAATAAAGGAAATTATCTGAGCGGAGTAACCGCTACATTTGATTCACCATCGGGTGGCCCTTCTGATTTTCGAGCAACTGCCCTGGCAACTGTTGATAGCGGCAGTGGCGGAAGAATATCATCAATTGCAGTTACTGATAGCGGTGATTTTTATCTTACAACGCCAAATGTAACTATAGATTCTGCGACAGGTACAGCTGCTGACTATAGAGCGACAGCGACAGCAACTCTTACTGATTCCGGGGCGATCAGTAGTATAACTATTACTGATTCGGGAGGTGGTTATATTACTGCACCGACTGTGACTATAGCGAATCCAGCTTACACAAATGTTAAGAAAGGTGATACCGCTACACAAACACTTTCGAGTGGAGTAACGATTAATAGTGAAATCGTTAAATATTCTGATTCTGACGGTATATTATATTTAGCTCATGTGGGAGCTTCTGACGGAAAATACCATACGTATGTGTCAGGTAGAGATATTTCATTCGGTAGATTTAGCGATCTAGATCCAATAACATATACACGAAAAGTATTATCCGTAACTGAAGATAATACTCTTTCAAACAATGAACAAAATGATGAGTTTGGTAGTATAGCCGACGATTTCCTTGACTTCACAGAAGACAATCCGTTTGGAGAACCAAGTTAATGTCAGACGATATTTTTGATTTTGGCTTTACCGCAGTTGATGAGCATGAGCTCGAAGCTGTTCAAAAAGCTACAACTCAGGCTGCGACTGTAGAACAAACTGCATCTGCAACTCAAGATAAAATAGATAGATTATATAATGCAATTATTCCTCTTTTAAATAATTTAAAGAAGAATCCTGAAAAAGATTATATTCTTTGGCCTAATCGATTAGACAAAGTTGAACAATTTGAAGATCACTTACAGGAAATTTATAAAAGCTAATGTTCGGTACTCACTTTTATCACGAAAAGACAAGAAAATGTGTTGCAACTTTCGGCAGATTGTTCAACAATATCTATGTCTTGCGTAAAAACAGTAGTGGTGCTGGTATTAGTCAAATCAAAGTGCCTTTATCGTATGCTCCCAAGTCAAAGTATCTTGAAAGAATTCGCGAGAATCCTAATCTAGACACAGATACTAAGGTAGCTCTTAAGCTTCCTCGCATGTCTTTTGAAATTACAAGTATGGCATATGATACGACTCGCCAACTATCAAAATTAAATAATATTAAGGGCGGGCAATCATCAACTTCTAGACAAAAGCTTTTTACTGGAGTTCCGTATATTTTAGCGTTCCAGTTAAATATATACGCAAAGTCACAAGATGACGCGTTACAAATGGTAGAACAGATTCTTCCTACTTTTAATCCTCAGTACACAGTAACAATGATTCCGCTGAAAGACGAGTATCCAAATTATAGAGAAGATATTCCGATTAGCATTGCAGGTGTAGGATTTACTGACGATTTCGAAGGAGAAGTTGGAGCTCGAAGAACAATCATATACACTCTTGATTTTGAAATGAGAGTTCAATATTATGGATCAATTGGTACGTCAAATGTTGTTCGTCAAGCAAATGCTCGCATATTTGAGATTGGGACAGGAACAGCAGATTCAGACGTAAGAATTGAAACAATTCAAATTAATCCCAACCCGTTATCAACTATAGGATTAGCAGACAGTGACTTCGGATTTACAGAAACATTCTACGGCGCAGACTCAGACTACAGATAATCAAAAAACAGATTACGAGTATTCGCGAGATACGTACTATGAACTCATAGAAAAAGGCAAAGATGCCCTCGAGGATATGGCGAATGTTGCTCGAGAATCTGAGCATCCACGAGCGTTTGAAGTTCTTTCGGGTATGATAAAAAACATATCAGACGTCAATGACAGACTAATGGACTTAAACAAGAAGAAAAAAGATTTAGATCAAAAAGAAATAGTAAAACAAGTTGAAAATCAGCAGAATAACTTTTTTCTAACTACTGCAGAATTACAAAAAATGATGACAAAGGGCGAAGTAATTGATGTTGAACCAGATGATGAATCAAAGCTACTTAGGGAATCCTAATGTAAAGCGTGATGGTGTTCAACAAAACTGGACTCCGGACTTACTACTAGAATATAAAAGGTGCATGGATGATCCAGTGTACTTTTCAGAAAAATATATAAAGGTAATATCACTTGATAGAGGATTAGTTCCATTTGAACTATACCCATATCAAAAACAAATGTTTGAGCATTTCAATGAGCATCGGTATAATATTGTTCTCGCTTGTCGGCAATCGGGAAAATCAATCTCGGCATGTGCGTACCTCCTCTGGTATGCGCTCTTCCACCCGGAAAAAACAGTTGCGATTCTTGCGAATAAAGGGGCGACTGCTCGGGAAATGTTATCTCGTATCACGCTCATGCTGGAAAACATTCCGTTCTTTTTACAACCGGGTTCGAAAGCACTTAACAAAGGTTCATTGGAGTTCAGTAACAATTCACGTATTATCGCTGCTGCTACTTCTGGCAGCTCTATTCGGGGTATGTCAGTCAACCTTCTCTATTTAGATGAGTTTGCGTTTGTAGAAAGAGCCGCTGAGTTTTATACATCCACATACCCGGTTGTTTCTGCAGGAACAGAGACAAAGATTATCGTTACTTCAACTGCTAACGGTATCGGAAATATGTTTTATAAACTATGGGAAGGGGCAATACAAAACGTAAATGAATTTAAATCATTTCGAGTTGATTGGTGGGATGTTCCGGGACGAGATAAAGAGTGGAAAAAGCAGACTATTTCAAATACCAGTCAACTTCAATTTGATCAAGAGTTCGGGAATACATTCTTCGGGACAGGCGATACACTCATTAATGCTGAAACTCTTATGTCAATGCGAGCTCAGAATCCAGTACGTACTTTAGAAGGTGGTAATCTTCTTATCTACAAAGAACCAATTAAAGGTCATGACTATATCATGACTGTCGATGTAAGCAAGGGAAGAGGACAGGACTATTCTACATTTAATTTGATCGATATTAGCGTGTCCCCGTTTGCACAGGTTGCTGTATATCGCAATAACACTATCTCGCCTATTCTCTTCCCTAACATTATATATAAGTATGCGAAAGTCTACAATAACGCTTATGCTGTTATTGAATCAAATGATCAGGGTTCTGTGGTTTGCAATGGATTGTATCATGATTTAGAATATGAAAATGTACACGTTGAATCTTCGGTAAAATCAAATTCAATCGGTATCTTGATGACGAGAAAAGTTAAAAGACTTGGTTGCTCTGCAGTTAAAGATTTACTCGAAAACAGTAAGATAAATATTGTCGATGAAAACACTATTCTCGAAGTGTCGACATTCGTTGCAAAGGGACAATCTTACGAAGCTTCAGATGGAAATCATGATGATTTAATGATGAATCTAGTGATGTTCGGTTATTTTGCATCCACTCAGTATTTTGGAGACATGACAGATATCGATTTGAAACAAATGATATTTGAACAAAAAATGAAACAAATTGAAGATGATATAGTACCTTTTGGGTTTGTCGACGATGGATCTCAATATATTGATAATGAGATCGAAAGACCTAACTGGGTCATAGAATTTGATGTAAACTAAAAATATTATAAATACTATCGATAGTTGATAAATCTTCGTATAATGTTTCATATCAGTATAAACCGAGAAGGATAAAAAAATGGCACTTTTTACACCATCAGAATCTCCTGCGGTTGTCGTTAAAGAAATTGATACCACTGGCGGAGTGCCAAATGTACAAACTTCTACTGGCGCAATTGTAGGCAATTTTAGATGGGGTCCTGTCGAGCAAAGAGTACTCGTAGCCAATGAACAAGGCTTAGTAGACACATTTGCTACACCAAATACAACAAACACTGTTGATTTCCATAATGCTGCATATTTTCTGCGTTATTCGAATTCTCTTCAGGTTGTTCGTATGGCGGACTCCAATGGAGCAAATGCTTCATCTACAACAGGTCAAACTGCTTCTTACAATAAAGGCGCTTTGACAAATCCAGTTGTAAAAAATAAATCTAATTTCGACACTCAACAAGGATCGCTTGATTCAGACAAATACACATTTGTCGCACGATACCCAGGTGCGCTGGGCAATTCACTTAGAGTTTCAATCTGTCCACCTTCAGTAAGCGATTCAGCTTTCGATGGTTGGACGTACAAATCATCTTTTGATGCAGCTCCGGGCACTTCAACATATGCATCAGCTCGCAATGGCACAAATGACGAAATTCACGTCGCAGTTGTAGACGTTAATGGCTCATTTACAGGAACAGCCGGATCAGTTCTCGAAACTTTCCCATATGTTTCTGTTGCATCCGATGCAAAGGGTGATTTTGGACAAAATAACTATGCAGTTAATGTAATCAACGAAAGATCAAATTACATCCATATGGTTGGATTTGATTCTGACTTTACTGTCTCTGGTAATGCTGGAACTGCAACGACCGCAGGTACTGCAAAGACATTCTTAGGAACAGGTAATGAAGCAACCGTTAACTTTGCTTTTGATTCTGGTACAGATACATCTTCTCTCAATACT